AGGGCACCATGCAGAGCAGTGAGTCGGTGGGCGCGCGGCGCTGTTCGGATCGTTCTGCCCTTCCTTGGCGACCGCTCGGCCGGCCCCGGCCCTCGGGCGCAAGCGGCCCACCGACCTTGAGTGCCCCCCGATGACCCTCCTGACCCGCGGCATCCTCGACTCGACCCCGCGCGGATCTCTCCGCGAGCTGCGCCTGCTCGGGCTCAGCTCGAAGACCCACGCCAGCTGCTCGAAGCCTCGCTCAGGCAACCTCGGGTGCCCGGCGTGGCAGGCCTGTCCCTTCTACTGGAGGTCGCGGTCGGGACCACGCCATGTCCCAGTCAGGGGCAGGAACGGCAAGGTCTACGTCCTACCTTGCTTCATGGCGGTCGAGATGGCGATGAAGGTAGCGGACGGCCGATGATCCAGCACCGCTTGTCGAGCCCATGCGTGGCCCCAGCATCCACGAACGGCAGCGAGCTGCGTCTCTCTTCGCAGTGGGGTCGCTCGAGGCTCCTGGGCGATCCTAGGAAGTTCGGGTCCGAGAGGGCCGCCACCCGGGGGTCAGGCCCCAGGCGATCGGCAGCGGCGCCGGCGCTGGTGGTGGCCCCCGGGCTCGTCTCCTCCCTCTCTACGACTCTCCCTCCTGAACTTCTTGAAAGAACCATTTCGATAGAAATGGAGCTGCTTCTAAGGGGTACTACCGACGATCTTGAATCAGCTTCAAGGCTAGAATACGCAGGCCTCGTGCCAACCGGAGGATCTTGCTGATGACGCTGCCCGACTACATCGCGACCACGTTCAAGCCCGGGCTCATGCCCCAGCTCCAGCGGAGGTTCCCCAAGGCCGACGTCGCGAAGCTCGCGAGCCAGGTCTACGAGCAGCACCTGAAGAGTCCGCTCCGGGACCCGAACGCGTACCTCTTCGTGATCTGCAGGGGTGAGCACGAGAAGGCCGGCGGGGAGGACACCACACCGAGACGCTCGACGCCCACGGCCGATGCCTCGAGCCAGCCCCAGCTCTTCCCGGACCTCGGCACCGAGAAGGCCCTGACCGACGTCCTGATCGAGGCCGCCCTCGTGGCCGGAACCGGTGGGCCGCCCGAGGCCGCAGCCCTGCTGGTCTACTCGAGGGTCTCGCAGTTCGCAGGAGCCCCTCGGCTCGCTGAGTTCGCGCGGAAGTACGCCCAGTTCCTGAGCGACTGCGCGACCTGGGAAGAGGTCCAGCTGAGGCTCGATCAGCGGAGGGCCGGCGATGCCCCCTTCTAGACACGCCACGAGCCACCGCCACCTCTCGCTCTTCAGGCGCACCGTCGAGCAGGCCCTGATCGACCTCGGGGTCAACGACTGGCAGGTCTACGTCGAGCACGCGAAGCTGGCGCCGAACGTGAGGGCCGACTGCCTGCCGCGGCTGACCAAGCGCTCGGCGACCATCCGCCTGGCGACCACGTTCGATGGACCCGTGAGCGAGAGCGATCTGATGGACTGCGCGCGGCACGAGGCGCTGCATGTCGCGCTCGCCGCGGTGTGCGGGTTGGGTGGTTCACGCTTCGTGACCGAGGACGAGCTCGAGGCCGCGGAGGAGTACACGGTGCAGCGATTCCTCCGCTGCGTGAGGTGGCAGAGACCATGAACGACAAGCTCCCCCACGAGTTGCTCCGCGAGTGGCTCACGGGTAAGCGCCTCGATCCCCAGGAGGCGGTCGCGATCTGCCGGGAGATCATGCTGCGCGTCGGGCCCGTCGATGTGCCGAACGGCACATCGCCACCGATGAACCTGTTCCTCGGCGTGGCCCAGGGGAAGGTCGAGAGCCTCATGGTCCTGATCGGGACCCTCGCACGCCACAACGGGACCAAGGTCGCCGATGGCTGGGTGCTCAAGATCGATCCCGAGTCGCTCGCGCTGGCCCAGACCGGATGCGTCGGCTTCGGCTCGAGGGCCGACCAGGCCGTGGTGATCGCGGCACCGACGCCTGAGGCCATCGACTCGGTCTATCGCGTGCTCGAGGCAAGCTGATGGCCGCGATCAACTGCTGTGATGTCTGCGAGCAGCCCTTCAGCGACGAGCGTCCCATGCGCTGGGCGATCCCATCGATGAACATCCTGATGCACCAGGCCTGCGGGGACTTCGTCCACAAGATCCAGCTCCGGCACCGCATGGAGCTCGAGCGGAACGCCCGGGAGTTCGAGTCGTTCCTCGATGGGCTGATCACGTCATGACCAAGAACGTGATCGGCCGCACCTACCCGACCCTGAGCCCCGAGCAGAAACGCGAGCGTGGCCGGCGAGCCGCTGCGAGGTTCGAGCACCCTGGGCCCAGGAAGCAGGACCGGATGCTGAGAGACGTCAAGCGCGACATCAAGAAGGCCGTCCCCAAGCGCGTCCAGGAACCGATCCCGGGCGTGACCCTGAACGCCCACCAGCTCGTCGAGATGGCACGCTCAGAGTTCGGGACCCAGATGGCCGCGGCGAACTACCTCGGGCCCAAGTGGGCGAAGCAGGTCCTCGACCGCATCGGGAAGGGTGCCTCCAAGGGCCAGTCGACCTGCCTCCAGATCTTCGCGAGGGTCATGGGATGGACGAGCCAGGGGATCCAGCACCAGACCCTGATCCTCGCCCGCATCGGTGCCGTGAGCGAGCAGGAGGCCCAGGACGCGATCGGGCTCCTGCGCCAGGTCCAGAACGTCGACGAGGACGCGGCCGCTGAGTCCGCGGTCAACATGCTCATGGGCTACCTCGACCGGCATCCGGAGCGCCGTGACGACATCGTCGCGAAGCTCTCGGAGAACGTCAGGACCCTGGTCGTGGCTGAGGCTGAGCCGGCGGAAGGGGAAGCGCAGTGAGTGGCGTCGACGCCCTGTATCGACCGCGTTGGGTCTGGTTGGAGACCGGCGGCTGGACCTGGCTAGAGATCGCGATGTTCGCCGGCTGGCCTGAAGCGATCGCGGACTACGCACTGTGGAACTGCACAGCGTTCCCATGCGCCGACGCGCGGACCGTCTGGTCCCAGCTGTGGTCTTCGTGGAGGCTGGCCCAGTTGGCTGGGCGGCTCCCCGACTCGGTGGATGGAGGGTTCAGGTGAAGTGGGTGCGGACGATGACGGCGAGCGACCGTAGGGCCCGGTCGAGTGTGCCACGGAGGCCATTCCGTGTGCTTGGCGCGACGGCGAGCAGTCGCCAGACTCTCGTGCAGGCGTCCGCACCCTGCAGCGTTCAGTCCATGATCTTGCGCGACTCGCGGGCGTCCGCCGCGGGCGTTCGGCGGCGGTTCCGAGGCCTCCGTTGCAGCGTAAGGGCTTACCGCCAGCGCTGCCAGTCAGGCCTGGGCGGGCTCAGCTGGGCGGCGGGCAGGCCTCGAGAGCTGCTCGCCCCCAGAAGCAGGCGGATCCCCTTGTCAACATTGGGCTTGACACATGTCATGTCGCATAATGGGCATTATGTAAACCTGCGACGTGGCTGGTGTAACAAAACTGGACGGTGGGTCCTAAGCTGTTGCGGCGCATCTGGCCCGGAGGGTGACCGGGCGAGGAGACGGCCCACCCCCACCCCCACCACCCCTACAGGGCCTCCCCGCGAGTTTTTCCACCAGGTGGTCCTATGACCAGGCTCCACGCCGCTCTCCGGCGCTTTATCTGCCACCGCCTCATGGGCGGGCATCTCTGGTCGTCGCCGAAGCTGGTCCGCTCGAAGGTCGAGCTAGGCGAGCGCGTCATCGCCTGGAAGCGCTGCTACGGCTGGTGTGGAGCGACCGTCTGCGTCGCGGTTGAAGCCACCACCCTCAGCCCCGGAGCCGAGAAGATCATCATGGACACTTGCCGCGATTCCTTCGGTGGGGCCGTGATCAAGTTCGACGGCTCCCTCGGCCCCAGGAGTGCCGTGGGCAGTCACGTCGGCGACAGCGAGGCCGATGCGGATTTCGCCCGCACCGTGGACCGGGAGCACGAGGCCCACCGCCGGAAGGAGAAGGGATGAAGTTCCTCTGCTGGTTCGGGCTCCACCGCTACGTCACGGTGAACGTGAGGAGCTACCGATACGACGGGCCCATGGAGCTGATCCCGGCTCTCTACTGCACGAGGTGTGGGAGGTGGAAGTGACCAAGCGCCGTAAGACCCCACCGGTCCCCCGCACGATGCTCAAGCAGTCGCTCGAGCAGATGAAGGAGACGCTGACGGTCCAGGAGGGCCTAATCGCGCTCCTGCTCGAGCGCCACGCGAACGGGGTGTTCGCGACCACGGTCGAGGAGCTGAACGACGTGCTCGACCGGACGGTGCTGCTCAAGGGTTCGAACGAGCAGGGGACCGAGGTCGGGATCCGGATCCAGTACAAGCCGGGCCACGGGCCGCCCTCGAAGCTGATCCTGCCGCCGGGGGTCGGGAGGGTCCACTGATCCCGGTGAAGGGGAACCGGTTCGCGACCCGCCGTGGGCGGCGGGGGAAGAAGAAGCAGGCCCCGAGCTACAAGGCGAAGCTGCTCGCGAGGTGGAAGCGCAGGGAGCGGTTCTCGTTCACGCACACCGAGGTCCTGGGGATGCTCGAGGCCCAGGGGCGGGAGCTGAGGCGGGTCATGAGCTGCGGTCATGTGGTCGCGGAGCTGGTCGACGAGGAGACGCTCGAGGGCCACCGGCGCTACTGCCGGGCCTGCGAGCTCACGAAGCAAGAGGGCCAACCAGGGGGTGTCAGGTGAGCGACTTCGAGGAGCAGGAACGAGCGCAGGCGGGTCGTCGGTTCGGGGCCATGGCGGGGTCGGCGCGCGTTATCGGAGCGGGGCCGGTCGATGCGAACCCGAGCTCGGTCGCGCAGCGGGCCCAGCGGATCAACTCCCTGGCGGGAGACCTGCGCGGCCGGGCCATCTCGCTCCGTGGGCGCGTCGGCGCGAGCGAGGGGCTCGTCATGAGGGCACCCGAGAAGCAGCCAGCCCCGCTCCCGACGCATCCGATCGACGCCCTTCAGTCGGCCGAAGAGGCCTTGAGCGAGACGATCGAGGTGCTCTCGATCGTGGTCGACGCCGTCGGCTGATGCCGTCCTGGTTCTGGTTCTTCGCCGGCGCCGTGGCTGGGGTGGCGCTGGTCTTCTGTCTCTATCTCGCGCTCATGATCGCGACCCACGGGGAGGACTGATGCCGAGGATGGACTGGGTGATGACCAAGCTCGGGGACACACCGGTGCTCGAGTGCGAGCTCTGCAAAGAGGTCCAGGAGGTCCCGAGCGTCATCCGGGGCTCGGTCCTCAAGTCGATGATCACCTCCTTCACGGTCGCCCACCGCGGCTGCCCGCGCACGGTCGAGGCGGCGAAGACCGAGAGGCTGCCGGCCCCATGACCCCGAGCGAGCGCGATGCTGAGTTGATCGAGCGTCTGCGGGAACGAGGCGTATTCGCATGGACGGTCGCTGATGGAGCCCGCCTTCTCGCCCTCGCCGAGCGCGGGCTGTCCGAGCGCGAGGACGTGTGCGCGTGGCTGCGGGAAAGGGCGGTGAAGTACGAGTACCCCGGGGGCGCTGCGGACGCGGCTGCCGACGCCATCGAGCGCGGAGCCCACGTCGGCGCCGCCGCGAAGGCCCGGCTATGAGGCGCGCCATCGTCGCTTGCGAGTTCTCCGGCGTCGTGCGCGACGCGTTCGCGGCTCGCGGCTGGGACGCCTGGTCCTGCGACCTGCTGCCCAGCGAGCGGCCGGGCCAGCACATGCAGCGCGATATCAGGACGGTGAGCCTCGCAGGCTTCGATCTGATGGTCTGCCACCCGCCCTGCCGTTTTCTGGCTGTCAGCGGGGCGCGGTGGTTCGCCTCGCGCATGAAGGAGCAGGCCGAAGCGCTGGAGTTTGTGCGTTGGTTGCTTGGCGCGCCAGTCGCGCGCATCGCGCTGGAGAATCCGGTCAGCGTCATCTCAACGCGCATCAGGAAGCCAGATCAGATCGTGCAGCCCTGGATGTTCGGGCACCCGGAGACGAAGGCGACCTGTCTGTGGCTCAAGGGGCTTCCGCTGCTCAATCCAACGAACATCGTGGCGGGTCGCACGGCGCGAGTTCACAGTGAGCCGCCGTCACCGGAGCGCTGGAAGAACCGCAGCCGCACGCTGCCCGGACTGGCGGCGGCGATGGCGGAACAGTGGGGCCGCCCATGAGGCGCGCACCGAAGGTGGACGCCACGCAGCGGGCCGTGAATGCGCGGCTTCTGGCAACCGATGCCGCTCTGGCCGAAGGACCGATGATGCCGAAGCCGCGGGCCATCGAGTTCACCGTCCCCGCCGTGCCCGTGAGCCGCAACCGGATCGACCAGCACTGGGCGCTGCGGGCGAAGGAGGATGCGCGGTGGCGTGGCATGGTAGCTCTGTATGCGCCACTGGCGGCCGTTCGCTTCAATGAGCCGGTCATCGTGACGCTCACGTTCTATGCGCCCCGCCCCTGCGACCCGGACAACCTCGCCCGCCAGGTTCTGAACGCGCTCAAGCCCTACCGGCGCAAGGTCGGCGGCAAGCTGCTGACCGCGTTCGAGGGCCTAATCGACGACGACGACTGGCGCACGGTGGTCGAGCTGCGGCTGCGCTCGCGCAAGGGGAGCCCGCGCACGACCGTCCGCATCGAGGCCGCCGAGGCGCTGGCGGCGGTGGGGGTGGCGTGAAGCCCTACTACGAGCACGGGGGCGTGACCATCTACTGCGGGGATTGCCGGGAGGTGCTGCCGGAACTGCCCGCCGGGATGGGACTACTGACGGACCCGCCCTACGGACATGCGGACCGTTGGAGCGGCGGCACCTGGGGCACCGCCCCGATGTACGCAGACGCCCGACGCTGGGACCGCGAGACGGTTGATAACGACTGGATGCGGTGGATGGTCAGCCGCGCCGCAACGGCAATCGTCTGGGGCGGAAACTATTACGAACTGCCTCCGTCGCGGTGCTGGCTTTCATGGGAAAAGTCATCGCGAATGCCAGCGCTGGCCGACTTTGAACTGGCTTGGACAAGCCTTGATCGTCCGGCGAAAGCGTTCCGCGAGGACCGTAATCCAGACGGAGACCGCCAGCACCCGACGCAGAAGCCGCTCAGCCTCATGTCTTGGTGCCTTTCGTTCTTGCCAGAAACGGTAATCCTCGACCCCTTCATGGGCTCCGGCACCACGCTCGTGGCAGCCAAGAACCTCGGCCGCAAAGCCATCGGCATCGAGATCGAGGAACGCTACTGCGAGATCGCGGCGAAGCGGTTGGCGCAGGAGATATTGCTGTGAGCGGATCGGAGCGACCTCGCTCGTCGGCGTCTGCCGCGCTCGCCCGGCGCGGCGCAGGCGGATGACGGCGGGCGGGGAGATAAGGAGGGGGAGGATGAGCGAGGGGCATGTGCAGCGGACCATCATTGGCACGCAGATGGACCACGGCGGCGACAATCCGCTTCGCCCCAGGTGGGCGGTGCTTGTTGAGATTCCGAAGGACCAGTTTAATTCGCTGCGGGTCCACGACAAGGTTGTACTGGTGACTCCGGCCGCCTTCGCCGCCGTCCGCGCCGAGGGCGTGCGCGAGGGGTTGGAGAAGGCGGCAGGCGTGAGCGATTGTGATTACGCTCGCGAACGCATCCGCGCCCTACTCGACGCGCTGCCAAGGGAGGGAACGTGAGCGAGCCGAGGGCACAGCGCGTGAGCGACGAACGGCTAGCGTTCATCAACAACAACTTCGATGCGGCGCGAGGCGGGAAGCACATGGCCGCGTGCATCCCAAACACGGAGTTCCACCACATGACGCTCGACCTCCGCGATGCCCGCGCCACGCTGCGCGAGCGGGATGCCGAGCTGGCGCGGGTCAAGCCTGTGGTGGAGGCGGCGAAGGCTGCGGCCGTGTACGCGGTAAATGTCGCAATGCAAGTTCATGGTGAAGGCCAATGCTGCCCGGAGTGCCCGGACGAATATGACGGCTCGCCGTGCGTCGGCGTAGATAGGACAAAAGCCTTGGCTGCCGCCGTTGACGCTTACCGCGCTGCGGAGCGTGAGGGGGAGCCTGCCATCGCTAGGCCGAAGATCATCTGCCTCTGCGGCTCCGGGAGATTCCGCGAGGCGTTCGAGCAGGCCGAGTACGGCGAAACGCTGGCGGGCAGAATCGTGCTGACCATCGGCTGCAACGCGCACGACGTGGCGCGGTCGGAGGAACTCGCGCACCACAAGCCGATGCTAGACGAGCTTCACCTGCGGAAGATCGACCTCGCTGACGAGGTGCTGGTGCTCAACGTTGGCGGCTATGTCGGCCAGAGCACGCGACGCGAGATCGAGTACGCGACCGCGCGTGGCAAGCCGCTGCGCTACCTCGAACCGCAGGGCAAGCCCGCACCGGGCGAGGGAGGGACGAAGTGAGCGCAACCCGGGAAGCATTGGCGCGGGGGTTCGTGCGCGGACTCGTGCGCGCTCCGTTCGCAATCGTCACGGGGCTGATAGTCGGGGTGCTGGTGCATCTTGCGGACGGCCCTGGCTGGGCTGTCGTCGGGTTCGCCGCGCTCGGGTTCCTGATCGATTTCAACGATGGTGCCGCATGACCCGCGCGGCCCTCTACGGCGTCTGCCGCTGGGACTGCGCCCCCTTCCTGCTCCCCGACGGCAGCCTCGATCCGGTGGCGGTGAGCGAGCACGCCCGCTGGCCCGTGCTCTCGCTCGAGGCCGCACCGCTGCTCATTCGGCCTGACATCGTGGCTGCGCTGCGGGCGGCGAATCCGAAGCTCAAGCTGCTCGCGTTCCTCAACCTCACGCAGGTGTTCCCCGAGCCGCACACGATGGATGCGGTGCGCGACGTGCGCTACGGGATGTACACGGCGCTGGAGCGCAACAACGGCATCCTGTGGTCGGCGCGCGATGGGGCGATGTTCGACCCGCTCAACCCGCCCGGAGCGCGCAAAGCGTGGTCGAACTTCGCGGCTAACCTCGCGAGCCCGGCGGCGGTGGCGGCGCTGGCGGACGTGATCGTGAAGCGCGTCCACGGCTCCGGGCTGTTCGACGGCATCATCTTCGACTGGGCGCAGCACAGCATCCTCTGGGCGAGCGGTCCACGGCAGGTGGATGAGATTGACTATCGCCGGACAGCAAGCCTACCCGGCGGGCCCGTGGACTCGGCCACGTTCGACGCTCTCTATCGAGGTGGCCACCGCGACTTCGTGCGCCGGATGATGGACGCCGCGCCCTCTGACGACTGGATCGTGAACATCAACGCGGGCGACGACGACCCGCTGGAGTACGCGCACCTGTCGGGGCAGATGATCGAGGACCCCGGCTTCGACCTCGACCCGCTGGCGGCGATCAACGCTGTGCGCCGCCGCGAGAAGTCATGCCGCCAGCCGGGGCTCAACTGGTTCAACACGAAGCCGCAGGGCGGCGAGGCGTGGGACGAGCACGACAGCTCGATCGGCTTTGCGCTGGCGTGCGCCTATATGACCGAGACGGGTGTCGCGACCGTGAGCCTCAACGGCCGCCCGGACCCGGACGGGCGCGAGAAGCGGTGGTCGGCATTGTACGGAATCGAGCTTGGCAACGCGCTCACGCCACCGCAGGCCGACGGGCCGGGCAGGCTCGTGCGCTACTTCACGGGCGGCGTCGTGCGGCTGGACACCGTGAACAAGCGTGGGCGGTTCTGGACGAACCAGGAGGTGGCACCGTGATCAAGACCATGTACGAGGTGCGCTGGGGCGAGGGGGAGACCGAGCGCACGAAGCCGTTCAAGGAGCTGGCCGAGGCCGCGGACTACAAGAAAAAGATGGAGGTCTGGTGGCCGGAGCGGTCGTTCAAAATCTGCATGGTTCAGGTGGAGACGATCAAGCCGCTCGAGCAACTCCCGCTGCTGTGAAATGACCGCCGACCAAGGGGGCTGTCGTGGAGCTGGGGCAAGAGGAAGGGGTTGTAGAGTGCCGGTGTGGTGATTGCGATGCGAGCTTCTCGAGTCCCGCGGGCCAGGTCCCGAAGTACTGCGGCCGCTGCCGGGCCCGCAGGAAGCACGAGACCGACGCCCGCTGGCGGGAGAAGATCAGGAAGAAGAACGCCCGCGCTGCACAGAGAGTCGCGACGGTCTCGGCCCCGCCCGGGTTCGTGATGACGGACGAGAACGGCCGCGACGTCGACTCGGGGAGGTACGCAAGATGGCTGTTCGCCGACGCGATCCGGAGGTAGTGGAGCAGGTGGTGGAGCTGGAGGGGCTGCCGTGGCTCCTTCGGATCCTCGAGCCGGTGCGCCAGCTGCGGGATCAGGCGCGGATGCTTAGCGTCCAGCTCCATCAGCGCAGGGGCGAGCTCAGCGACGTGCTCGGTCGGCTGTCGCTCGCCACCGAGGAGGCCGCCCGCGAGCGGCAGGCCCGGGAAGAGCGCGAGCGGCAGGACGCCGACAACAAGCGCACGCTCGAACGCGTCCGGGCGGCGCTGCGCTGTCCGAACTGCAACGAGAGCGAGTTCTTCACCGTGCCCACCCGGCCGCCGGACGGCCAGCCGATCGCGGTCTACCGGTTCGTCCCCGACGACCGGGCGACCGTGGCCGCGGCCTTCCCGTCTGGGACGCTGGTCTGTTGCATCAGGTGCGAGCAACACTGCTACGCTCTGAACGGCCAGATGGTCCCGATGCCGAAGCGCGAGCTGGGGAAGGACGATCGCGTCTCGCTGTCGCGCAAGGTCGACGACATGATCGAGCGCCAGCGAGGCCGGCGGCCCTCGAGGCCGGGGCCTGGCAGCGACGACGACATCGCACTCCCGGGGCGGGAACCCTAGAAGGGCTGAGGCCGACAGAAGCTGATCAACCCCTACGCCCACCTCGTAAACGCGGCCGCGGTCTCGAGGACGCTGGGCCTCGCCGTCGCGGACCCGCTGAGCGTGATGCGTTCGGCGTCCCTCGCGGATCGCAAGCTCGCCGAGTTCATCCTCCAGGGTTACGAGGTCTTCTGGCGCTCGGGCAACCAGGGCGGGAAGACCCAGGGCGGGGCACGCTACGGGATCGCGCTCGTGCGCGGGAAGCGCGCGATCAACTGCGGGCTCATCGGTGGGCCCGACCACTGGGTCAAGCTCCCGGTGCTCGACCTTCCGATCACCCACTGGGTGCTCTCGAAGACCTACAAGCAGCAGGTCGACGCGGTCCAGAGCGCCTACCTGCGGCTCCTCGGCCACCACGGGGTGAAGGTCGGGTGGATCAACCGCGCCCTGAACTACATCGGCGTGATCATGGTCCGCCCCGACAACTGGGACAACAACGACCCCGAGAGCTGGTCGCGGATCGTCTTCCACTGCGAGCAGGGCGACTCGAGCATCGGCGGCCGCATCGACAGCTGCCACGCCGACGAGCCCCCGAGCGAGAAGGTCTGGCGCGAGATCCGGGCCCGCGGACGCGCGAACAAGCCGTTCATCCGCTACATCACCGCGACCCCGCTCTATCGCGAGGAGTGGGAGTGGCTGAGGCGGGACTTCGGCGAGCACCCCGACATCGCGGCCAACGGCCGGGTCGAGATCCGCTCCGGCGTGCGCGACAACCTGGCACTGAACGACGAGCACATCCGGAAGCTGCTCGAGGCCTACGAGGGCGACTCGCTGATCGATGCCCGCATCGACGGCGAGTACATCGACACGACCGGGGCCTGCCCGTTCAACTACCGCCTCACGAGCTCGTGGCTCAAGCTCTGCAAGCCGGGCTGGCGCGAGAGCGTCATCGTCCAGGGCGAGCGGACGACCGAGGATGGGCGCACCCTCACGCGCGTGGCCTGCGAGTCCGAGATCTGGGAGCCCTGCGAGGCGGACGAGGACTACCTGTGCATCCTCGACCCCTCGACCGGCGTCAACGACAAGAAGCACGACCCGGCCCACCTGATCGTGGGCGCGGTCCACCGGCCCCGGATCGTCTACGAGTACTCCGGCTACTGCGGGGCCTACGCGCTCGGGAGTCTCGCGGCCCTGGTCGGGGCCCGCTACAACAACGCGCTCGTGGACCTCGACACGACCGGCGGCTACGGCCAGCTCTGCTTCACCGGGATGGCCGCCTCCAAGTACCGCTACCTGATGCAGGACACCCACCCGGACCAGCCCGGGGTCTACCGCAACCCCTTCGGGTTCTCGATCAACGCGAACCTGAAGGGCGAGTTCGTGGCCTCGATCCAGCAGGCCCTGGTTGAGGATTCGATCAGGGTCTGGTCGCGGCACATCGTCGAGACCCTGCGCGGGATCACCGTGGACTCGGTCGGCCGCCCGATCTCGGTCTCGGGGCGGAAGGACGAGGCCCTCACCACCTTCGGGCGCTACGCCTACCTGCTCCAGCTCCCGGGCACGCGCGCGATCCGCCGATCGTTCTCGAGGCGCAGGGACGCTCCCTCGAAGACCATGGCGGCGGCGCTCAGGCGCGACTTCGGGCGGGACGTTCTCAAGCCGACGTCGAAGAGCAAGCCACAACCTGTTGACCGGTTTCGCTGAGGAAAGCGACTCTGGGGTTCGGTGTGCGGGACCCGTCTACCTCAAGGAGGCACCAGATGAAGAGACTCACGCTCGTGCTCGTTGCGCTCGCCCTGTTCGCCACGGCCCAGCTGGCGGCCGCGCAGAACCTCGTCGCGCCCCACTACGCGAACAAGCAGATCCTGTTCCGGACCACGATCAGCCAGACCAGGACCAACGGCGGCTTCGTCCTCGTCCCCTCGATCTCGCTCCCCGCCGGCGCGGTTGCCTGCACAACCCAGGCGATCTCGACCCAGGGCTGGATTCCGCTCCCGGCGGCCTACGACTCCTCGGCCATCGGGCGGCTGATCTTCTCCTACACGGGGACCTGCGGCTGCGACACCCCGCTCACGACCACGCATCAGGTCAGCGCGGACGGGTCTCACTGGCTGACGGTGCTCGCGCGCTACAACGTGACGCCGGGCGACACGCTCGGGAAGTCGATCGCCAGCTGGATCGGCCGCGGTCTCACGCTCGTGCCCGCGGCGGTCACGGAGACGAACGCGGTCGGCAACGGCGGGGCCGAGCGCCTGTGGCCCTTCTTCAGGGTGATCGCCCAGTTCGACCCGAACGTGGTGGTCGCCCGCACGATCACGGCGACCCTGAGCGGCTACTCGGCGTTCAACGCGCTCGGCAAGTAGCGGCCGCGGTAGATCCGCGTGAGCAGCTGGCCCTTGCTCGATGAGGTTCCGCGTTACCCGCGGTATCCGGCCCCGCCATGGGCGGGGCCGGCTCTGCTGCATCCTTCGCAGGTTCCGCCCGATGCCCTGAGCGTCAGGAGCCCCGCACCCCCACCGGCCCTGCCCAACGTCTTCAACGACATGAGCGCCCAGCAGCTCGAGCGCTACCGCGCCCACACCGCCGACCCCTACTCCCAGGAGAACATCGTGGCCCGCGATCACCCGCTGGTCGAGCCGCCGGTCTCGCCGGTCGACGTGCTCACGACCGCGGGGGCCGGGGCCCTCTCGGGCATGCCGTCGCGCTACATCGCGGCCATGCTCGCCCCCCAGCTCACCGAGAACGCCCTGACCGGCGGGTCGACGTTCCCCTCGGTCGGTGCCGAGCACGGTGGCTGGCCCGGGTTCGGGGCCGGCTTCCTCGCCTCCGCGATGATCCCTGGCGCCATGGGCCGGCTCAGGCTTCCCATGACCGAGCTCCCGCCGATGGCCCGCCCCGGGCTCGAGAGCGAGTTCGGCTTCAACTCCGCACTCGCCGCCCGCGAGCGCGCTGCCCCGACGCCGCTCGAGGATCCGTCGCGCGCGGGCCTCAGGATCCAGCCAGAGGCGATGCCGGGGGCAGCTGGCCCTTCGTACCGGTTCCACCTCGAAAACCCAGCTGCGAGCCCTGAGGAGATCCAGGCGGCGGTCCCTGGTGCGCCCGGGACCACGGGGCTGGCCGGCGACGCCGCCCCGCCCCACCGCCTCGAGGACCTGACCAAGCTCGCGGCCGTGGGGCAGAAGAGCGGGCTCGCGGGCTGGTACCGGGACTTCACGGACAAGGTCCACCAGTTCGTGGGCGACCAGGACTTCCTCGAGGCCACGGTCCAGATCGCGTCGACGACCGAGCGCAGCACGCCGGCGAACAACCTCCGGGCGGCCATGGGTGCCATGATCACGATCCGCGAGATGTATCGGGACGGAGCCCTGATCGGGAAGACCCGCCGCGCTGCCCTCCAGCTCTACAAGCAGCGCTTCCGCTCCCTCGGGATCGCGGCGACCGACATGCAGGTCGAGCGGACCTTCGACAACTACTTCACGCACACGCGGCTCGTGGCCGGCGGCGAGAAGGCGGTGAACTTCGCGGGGGACCAGGTCGCGGCCCACGACGTCACGCCGAAGATCGGGGCCACGAACGACACCTGGGCCTCGATGGGGCTCGGCTGGTCGCCCATGACCCCGCGGGACGCGGCGCGAGCGAGCCACATCCGCTCCCTCGAGGACGCCGGGAAGAAGCTCTCACCCTCAGACCAGGCCTGGTTCTACGGCACGCCGAACGAGCAGGGGAAGCTCGCGGGCGGATTCCTCAACGCCCACCGGGCCTCCCAGCCGCCGTCGCGCGAGCTCGCCTACGGGTACGGGAGCGGGACGTGGGAGGCGGTCGCGTCCCAGCTCGGGCTCGAGGACGGCGCCCATGCTCAGGCTGCGGCCTGGGCACCCATCAAGGCGATCGGGGAGACGGACCCCAAGCTCTGGCTCGACTACTCCCTCGGCCGGAAGAGCATGGACGACCTGCTCGTGATCGCGAAGGAGCGGCTCGGGAAACTCGGTCAGCCGGCGGACGTCGCCGCGAAGAACGCTGACCTCGCGAAGCGGTTCGCACCCTACAAGGGCGTCGAGATGCCGCAGCTCGACCTCGACAACAACGGCAGGATCGTGGCGCAGCGCGGGGCCGCGCCGGATCCCTGGGACGTTCAGTTCACGGGCTACGGTGTCAAGGGCGAGGGTGCCAAGGGAGCCCAGGACTTCTCGGCCCAGACCGAGCCCATGTGGGCGAACGCGCCGCAGCTGCGGGCCTCGACCACGCCCGGGCCCGCGACCCCGGTGACGCCGGACCTCTCGATCGGCACGCCGCAGCTCACGCTCCAGGAGGGGCTCAACCGCCAGCGACAGATCCTGAGGCCGGGGGTCTACGACGCGAAGAGCCGCCGCCTCGCGGCCCTGGACGCTGCGGGGATTCCTCACCGTGTGTACGCTGGGCTACGCGGACAGTGGGGCTCGAGCTCCGAGGACAACTTCGTCGTCAAGGTCTTCAACGCCACGCAGGCGAAGAAGGCGGCCGCGATCATCAACAACGTCGCCCAGGAAGAGGGCTGGCCCCAGCACGCGATCGGGCTGATCCTCCCGGGCTCGAAGCGCGGGAACGCGGCCTTCGTGCGCGTCCGGCCGCCGGAGGGGCGCGGTTTCAGCAAGGGCGAGATGAACAAGATCTTCACGGCCGCGGAGCGCGAGAACGTCGCGAGCGCGATGGAGCTCGAGGGCGGCTCGGTCCACTTCGTCGATGTCATGGGCGAGGGGGATCCGTTCCTCGAGAAGGTCAAGCGCGTCATGGCGAGCGCTGGAGTCGGAGGGAAGAATGGGATCCAGGCGAAGGAGAACGCGGACTGGTTCACGGTCGGGCGCATCGACACGCACCTCTTCGAGCGCGAAGAGCTCAACGCCCTCTTCGACCGATCCCGTGGGGGAGTTCCTCCAGCGGGCGAAGGCGGCCCACGGGTTCAAGGACGCCCCGCCGATCAAGGACAGCCGCCCCCAGCTCGCGGTGAGCTTCTCAGTCCCGAAGGCGGCGCCAAGGTCCGGGCGGGCGTGAGGTGGATGAAGCGGGCCGTCGAGGCCTCTGCGCGTAGGGGGAAGAAGTGAGCGAGCCTCTGACCGACATCGGCAAGCGGGTCGACCAGGACTACGACGACTCCACCACCTACTACCAGCCCTGGTACGACCTGATCGATCTCGAGTACGACTTCTCGATGAAGCTCCTCCACTATGTGAACGACACGGGGGAGACGAAGGACCGCCGCCGGATCCAGCCCCGCGGGCTCCAGCTCTACCAGATCCTGCGGCACAAGACCGCCCGCGTGGCCGGGAGCGAGATCTACCTCGAGATGCGGCCGATCGACGGCGACTCCGAGGAGGACCCCGACCTCGCCCACTACGCGAAGTTCGCGCTCGAGCAGGTGCTCTTCGATCGCATGCGCGGCTACCGGAAGGCCCGTAAGCGGATGGTCACCGGGGCGTTCGCTGCCAGGAGCTGGATCACCAAGGTCGAGTACGACCCCGAGATCGATGAGATCCTGTTCTCGAACACGGACCCCACCAGGTTCCACGTCCCGCCCGGCTGCCTCGACATCCACGACGCCCGCACGCCCTATGTGATCGAGGAGCGGACGGTCCCGCTCTCGGCCGTGGAGGCGATGAAGGACTACGGCTGGGAGGACACGGAGAAGGTCCACGCGGACGGGACCACGAAGCACGCCGGGGTCGGGACCGGGGACGCCGCCGGCAACGTCGCGCTCACGGCCGGCGGCGGCGACTCCTCGGGGCCCGACAACCGCGAGCTCGTGACCCTGCTCTTCGCCTGGTACCGGAAGGATCCGCTCGGTCGCACGGTCGAGCAGCCGATGTCGCAGACCGACCTCCCTGCCGAGGACCAGAAGATGCGCTGCCCCTCCTGCGGCTACGAGGAGCAGGCCCAGCCCGACGAGAACGGCGACGTGCCGATCGTGGGCGAGGACTGCCCGGCCTGCGGTGTCGACGTGATGGTCCGGGTCGACACCGAGGAGAAGATCGGGTTCTACCGCATGTACGGGAAGGGTGTCCTGATCATCAAGCCCAAGGATCAGGAGGTGATCCTCTACGACAAGGGCTGGCCCCAGCCGCTGCGCTCGTTCCCGTTCCTCGAGTTCATCGCCTACGAGGCCCCGCGCGACCACCACGGCCAGAGCGACTCGTCGCTCAACTGGTCGCTGCAGGTGGTCTCGAACTCGATGCTCCGGCTCGGCTACGACCAGATGCGGTTCAACGTCGACCTGATCATGACGCCGGCCGAGGGCCTGGTCGATCGCAACGGCGAGGCCTTCGACTTCTCGGACGAGGTCGGGCGCGTGGCCTACTTCGCGGACCCGATGGCGGCCAACGCCACGAAGCACTTCCAGGGCTCGGGCCTCCCGCCCTCGTGGGCGGTCTACTTCAACGCGATCGAGGGCGTCTACGCCAGCAACCGCGGGACGAGCGACTTCGGGCTCCCGCCCGATCGGTCGCGCGACATCGCGGTCGGGACCGTGCGGCAGCTCACGGAGACGGGCGAGATCCCGACCGACCAGCACATCCGAGACCTCCGCGACGAGGAGTCGATCTTCTTCGGGATCGTGTGGGACATGATCCGCGCGACCTGGACCGAGCACCGCTGGGTCCGGCTCCTGGGCCAGCAGGGCTCGTACGTCATGGGCCTGGTGCGTGGTGACCTGATGCCGAACTTCGACATCGCGGTCACGGCGAGCCCGAGCCTGAAGGCGATGGACATCGATCAGTTCCAGACCTTCATGCAGTGGGCACAGATTCCCGACATGGCGCTCCAGGCCGTGACCGCGAAGATCCTCAACATCCCGACCCAGTACATCATGGAGCTGCAGCAGGCCCGCCAGAAGGCCGCGATGGCGCAGCCGCCTCAGCCGGGGCAGCTGCCGCCGCCGGCGCTCGGTCAGACGATGCCACCGCAGGCGATGCTCGGGCTGCCGCCACCGAACATGGGACCGCCGCCGATGCCACCGCAGGGCATGATGGCGGCGTAGTGATCTGTTGCACGTTGGGGCTCAGGTAAGCGACAAGGGGGCACAGGGAGAACCAGACCATGCCGGCGACGACGCGGACATCGGAAGAGCCAGTCGGTGACGAGCCCCTCGAAGAGGCGGCCCCCGGAAGCGGCGATGCCGAGGAGCGGAACGACGACCAGCACGAAGAGCCGACCGTCGAGGAGCGACTCGCGAAGCTCGAGGAAGAGAACGCGACGCTCAGGCGTCAACACGAGCAGTCGCTCGCGGAGAAGCAGACCCTCGAGGAGACGAAGGCCGAGAACGATCGGCTGAGGGCCCAGATCGAGTCTGGGACCCGTCCGGCGCAGCCCGCCGGCGATCCCGACGATGACCCGCAGCTCGCGCAGTCGGTCCAGGAGCTCGAGTACCGGGCCGCGAGCGGGGACGCCGTGGCGAGGGTTTCGCTTGCGAACCACCGCCGGTCGATCAAGCAGGGCCGCCAGACGCGGGACGTGGCGATGTTCGCCGACATCCCGGTCGACGATCGAGAGGCGACGGCGCAGCTCTACTACGGGACGGGGAGGTTCGGAGACCCGCACGCGGCGTACGAGGCCCTTCTGGGTCGGCGTGCCGCGCAGGCCAGCAGGACGAAGGAGACCCCGAAGCCTGGGGCAAAGCCTCCGATCCGGACGCCGGCCGAGCGGACCGAGGAGCCGGCGAGGCCGGTGAGCACCGTGACCCGCACCGCTCCCCGGGTGCAGATCAGGAACAAGACGATCACCAGGGCCGAGCTTCAGCGGCTCGCTCAGGAGGCCGACCAGGCCGGGAGCGACGACGTGAAGAAGCGGCAGGACGTACTGAAGATCACTCGCGATCTGGAGGAGGGCCGGCTCACCTTCGCAGACTGAGCTGGGCACGCCCTCGATCGCGTTAGGAGGACTTGATGGCTACTACCTACGTTCCCGGCACCGGATCCGGGATGGCCGATGCGCGAAAGCTCATGGAGGACGTCTGGCGCCCGTCGATGGGCCTGACGACCACCGAAGAGAGCGTGCTCGCGGACAAGGTCGAGGACGGCAACGAGGGCGTGGAGAAGATCGCCGGGAAGCTCCACATCCGTAAGCTCGGAACCTTCGGTCGCACCACGCTGGCCGATGGGACCGGCACGGCGGCCGTGGGCACGGGCCTGACCTACCAGGGCCAGGACGAGACCGAGACCACGGTGGTCCCGAAGACGGTCTACACCGCCCTCGAGATCAACAAGAACGTCTTCTCGCGGATGATTCTGAATCCGCGGAACGGCTTCCGCACCCAGCTCGCGGCCTCGCTGGCCGAGGGTCAGGACGCGGAGGTCGCGGCCCTCGCCTCGAGCTTCGCGAACTACCTGGGTGGGGCGCAGGACCTGGACAAGGGCCTGCTGCTCGCCTGCCTGGGCGGTTTCGCGACCCGGGCGAAGAAGATGTTCAAGGTCGGCGTGACGGTGGCCGACCTGGTGATCCACCCCTCGCAGATCCAGTTCCTGCTCGACATCCCGGAGATCACCAACGCCCAGATCCGCGGCGACGACCAGAATCCGAACGTCAAGGGCTGGGTCTGGACCGCGTGGAACCTGCGTCTCAACGAGACCGGCAACGTGCTGCAGTCGGGCGGGCTGACGTACAACCCGCTCTTCCTGCGGCCCGCGATGGTCCTCGGCTACAACCAGAAGCCCGACTTCCTCGTGCAGGAGTACGAGCTGGTCGAGCGCATCATCGCCTGGATGGAGCTCGGGGCCGGCCTGGTGTGGGACCAGTACTGCATGGCGGTCCTCACCAACGGGTAGTCCACTTCAGCCGGCGGACCCCGGGCCGATCGTGGCCCGGGGTCTCAGCCTGGGGGACAGATGCCTCTCCACAGCACGCCTGTGGGAACGCTGCAGGAGATCGAAGACCTGGGCCTGAACAAGGAGCAGTACGGGACCTGCTCGGAGCCCGACCAGTCGCGCAACGTCGGCTGTCGCTTCTACCGCACCTGCAAGTTCAGGCGCGCGAAGGACGGCCCCATGAACAAGGGGGTGCGGATCATCCGCAGGGTGGGCGAGCGGGTGAGCGTGATCGAGCGGGTGATGCCCTGCTTCGTCGTCCACCAGACCAAGACCATGATCGCTGGCCTCGACGGGATCCTCAAGGTGATCGCCGAAGAGGGCGAGTTCATCAAGATGAAGCTCTCGGAGCACAAGTACAAGGACCAGCCCAAGAGCTCAGTGTTCACCACCGCGCTCAAGGACTTCGAGGTGAAGAAGTTCGCGCGGCCGGCGGATCCCGGCAGCGAGTTCCTCGACGAGGCCTACCTCTCGCAGCTGCGCGAGGAGGAGACCGACCACATCGAGCGCGAGCGCGAGCTCGAGGTCCTGGGGGTCGACCCGGAGCTGCGGACCGACGCCGACGAGGAGCAGCGGGTGGTGATTCCGCCCGAGGTCCAGCGACTGATCGAGAAGAGCGAGACCGCGGCGACGGTCGAGAAGATCAAGGAGCCGAAGGATGGGCGAAAAGGCGATCGCGCCAAGCCCCACGCCAAGCGAGGTGCGGGGAAAGATCGAGAGCGCGAAGGAGCTCCAGCGGGTCAAGGATAGCGGCCCCACCAAGGCCGACGCCGTGGCGCTCTTCGGTCAGGAGAAGCTGACCGAGAGCCCCGACGGCCGGTGGACCCTCGACATCAACAAGGGGGTCACCGACGTCGCGACCCGCAAGAAGAACATCCAGAAGCTGCTGGAGATCACCACGCCGAGGCGCCGACTCGAGATCCAACGCTCGGGCCGGCGCAACGGCCTCGTCTCGTCGGTCCCGATGCGGGCACCTGACGGGAGGATCATCGCGACCCCGGAGCACTCGGTCGAGGCCCGCGAGCTCCAGGGGTTCCGGCGCGTACGCGGTCAGCGCGGGACGCTCTACTTCACCGACAAGGCCGGTCGACGCTGGAAGCGGCCCAAGGGTCGCGATTGGGAGCTCGACACTGAGGAGCTCGAGGACCGCCGCCCCCTGAGGACGGCGGCTGAAATCGCGGAGGCCCGGTGGGCGTGACCAGCAAGACCTTCGAGCAGATCGAGACCCGGATCCGGAATCTCATGAACGATACGGACCGCGGGGATCCTGCGGTCTCTCCGCTCATGCTCAAGGAGCAGGTCGAGCTCTGCATCCAGCAGATGGCCGAGGACAAGGTCCTGGGCACGAACGACACCGGCTCGATGACCTACGCGGACGGCGAGTGGCAGAAGAGCCCCGACGCCGTCTTCAACGCGACCGACCCGAACGCGTTCCCGGCCGGGAGCCAGGTCCTGGCCGTGATCAGGAACTCCGACAACTTCCCCCTGATCTGGCGGACCCGCGAGTGGATCGACTGGTACTACTCCTCGTCCCCGACCCGGCCGAAGGGGACCGTGACCTACTGGACGCTCCGGTTCGACACCAGCGGCGCGACCTGGATCGACGTTGCTCCGACCTCCCAGGGCAACACCCCGGTGAACGTCCGGTTCCGCTACGTCCCGCTCGAGATCACGTTCCCCGGCGCCCAGACCCTCGGGGTCAACGACCAGGGGCTGATGCGCGTCCTCGAGCTCCGGGTGGCCGAGCGCCTCCTCCGGTCCCTGCCCGAGGACCAGCTCGCGAAGATCAAGCTAGCGCTCCCCTACGTCGACCAACTCGGGGCTGACGCGAAGCGCCTCGAGCAGGCCGTGCGCACGAGGATCCTCCTCTCAAGGCGCAACGACAACGTCACCGAGGCGAGCGCCTAATGGCCTTCGACTACACCGCGCTGAAGACGCTGGTTCGCCTCCTCGGTCGCGATCCCAACTCGACTGCGGCCACGGACCCGCAGCTCAACAGCCTGATCGAGAAGAACGTGATCAAGTTCATCTCGATGCGCCGGAGGCGCGCGGCACTCCTGGCCTGGAACCAGCTCGTCACGAGCGGGACCGCCGTGACCTCGGACGTGGGCTTCAAGAAGCTCACCCTCGCGGGCCTCAACATCTCCGAGGTCATCAACGTCTACCTCGAGTCCGCGAACAACACGACCGGGAACGTCGCGAAGGAACTCAAGCGGCTGAAGCCCTGGGAGATCGACCAACTCCGTAGGGACCAGGCCACGACCCCCGACCTGAACGGGCTCACGCCGACCTACTTCGCGATCCGGAAGCTCGACGGCGACGCCGGGGCCCCGACCCTCTTCTGGTGGCCGTGCTACAAGCACCCGGATCTCGGCGGGACCAACCTCTTCTTCTCGATGTACGTCACGAAGAACTACCCTGAGGACGCCACCCTGCCCGACCTCGAGCCGATCGACCTGAGGACCGTCTCGGTGATGTCCGCGGTCGAGCTCGGCCGCCTCAACGGCCTCGCCATCGATGAACTCCAGACGATCGGGATGGAGCTGCCGGACGATGTCCAGGCCGCGATCGGCCTCGGTGAGCGGCTCTCGCGCCCGAGGACGACGGCGCCCGAGCAGCCGACCTGATGCCGGTCGCGCGCCAGCTCCGGGCCTTCGGGGCCCCGTTCGCCGGCTACAACTCGGCCCAGCTGCGGCACGCAGTCTCGCCCGACGAGATCACCGGCGACTCGCTCAACTTCGAGTTCGACTCCCAGGAGGGGAAGTTCCAGAGCCGACTGGGGTCCGCGATCGTATTCGACGCCGGTGGCGCGGGGGCCCCGGTCGGCCTGCTCGAGAAGAAGATCGCGGGCCGCTGCCGCCAGATCCTGCCGATCCGCTCGCCCTCGATCGCGGACGGCTACCCGGTCGTGGGCTCGCTGTGGACGAACGAGACCACGCATGCGGCCCAGCTCTACTTCAGGTCCACGAACGACAACACCGGGCAGGTGATCGGGAAGTCCTTCGCGGCCCAGTACCCCACCCTCGACGCGACGAACCCATGGGATCTCAAGTGCGTACCCTACTGGTCCCAGCATGCCCAGCGGATGGGCAGGCTCGCGACGAAGAGCCAGCGGACCTTCGCCCTGAGCGGGACGCGCAGGGCCGTGGGCGTGGGCGACTACCTGCTCTTCGGATCGCTCACGGGCGGCTGCGCCCAGAAGTGGAACCGGTGCTTCAACGACAGCACGACCACGAGCGACTCGAACAACGAGCGCCTGCGCCCCCTCGGCCACATCCCACCGCTCGCGGTCCCGAAGATTCAGGTCCCAGCCAAGACCGGCGGCGGGATCGTGGCCCCCTGGACAGGGAAGAACCGGTTCTACATCTCGGTGATGTTCAAGAACAAGGACGGGTCCTTCACCCGGCCGTTCATCCCCCGGGGACCGAAGTCGGTCGCGGTCTCGGCCGCGAACGGCTCGGACGTGGCCCAGAACTACGCGGGCTACATCGAGAACCTCACCAAGTCCGGCGACGCCGACACCGACAAGTACGAGTACATCGACTGGATCGAGATCCCGACCGGCGGCCCCGACTGCATCGAGCGCTGGCTGCTCCGCGGCACGATCGCGGACGGGAGCGCGGCCACGAACGGGGTTGCGGATCCCAACTCGCTCAAGGTCACGGCCATCATCCCGAACAACACCCAGACCACCTACCGCGACACCGCGGGCTCGGACCTGGCGCTCGGCGTCGACACGAGCATGATCCGCTATGACCACATCTGGCCCTACTGCGCCCGCTACGCGACGACCTTCGATCAGCGCGTGATCCTGGGCTACATCCGGCGCCACAACGCGGCGGTCCTACTGACCCAGCGGGTGGTGAAGAACGGCTCGGGGCTCGCGCGGCCGACCGAGGACGCGGCCGCGACCGGGAGCGTGATCGCGACCGCGTCGGTCCGCCACGACCAGACCCAGAACCCGAGGCTCAAGCTCGTGGTCTGGCGAGAGGAGGGGACGGGCGAGGCCACGGTCCCGGCAACGAGCGGGTACACGCTTCAGGACCTGGTCGACACCCTGGGAGCCCAGCGGCCCGCGAGCGCGGCCGGGGACTGGAAGGGCCAGATCGTGCCGGGGGCTGACGACCTCGCCACACTCGACAACCTCGAGCTCACCCAGTTCAAGATCAACTGCGCCACGGCCGGGACCGCCACGCTCACAGCGAACAACCAGACCGACGGAGTGGCTGGCGACTTCAGCCAGGTCCTGGTCGGGATGAAGATCAAGGGCACCAAGATGCCGAACGCGACCGGCTACTACGTCGGCGCGGTCACGGACGCGACGCATATCGCGATGGTGGACGCGGACGGCAACTCGCTCGCGGCCGTCGCCGGCGCGCTCTCGGAGGACATCTGGATCGGGTTCGACTTCGGGGACGGGACCCCGGGGGGGATGCGGGACTTCGGGTTCGGCTGCCCCGCGATCCTCTTCTTCAACAACGCCTACCGCGCGGCCCAGGACACGCTCAAGCGCGACGTGCTGTTCTCGGGCGGTGGCCCAACCCACGCCGGTGGCCGGATCGCGATGGACAACTTCTACGCCGGGGTCCACGGCGGCTTCCGCAGCTCAGAGGAGCAGGCCGGGATCCTGACCGGCCTCGGCACGCTGCTGTCCGGAGCGATCGTTCTCTACTCGAACGCGGTCGGCGTGATCAGGAACGTGAAGGGCGGGAAGAGCGGCGAGGACGACGACTACCGTCTCGAGCTCCAGTCGAAGGGCGACGGCTGCATCGCGCCCGCGAGCGTGGTCGAGACCCACGGCCTCGTCGGCTACCTGAAGCGCGAGGGCTACGCGTTCAACGACGGCGAGCGCGAGGTGATCATCAGCGGGAAGGTCTACGACGGCGGCTACGGAACCGGCGACTCGAGCTACGAGGTCGGGGAGTGCATCAAGGCCTGCGAGGCCGACACCGACGGGGCCTTCTTCTCAGCCCTGGTCTCCCAGGCCGTCCTCTACCTCACCTTCAGGAAGGACCAGAACTCGACCTACCCGGACCGCATGGTCGCCTACCGATTCGCGGGCGGGAAGGACCGCCTCGGGATCCGGCAGGTCTACGCGGGCGAGACCCAGGACGGCCAGATCATTCCGTTCGGCTGGAGCTCGCCCTTCGATCTCAGGATCTCGGTCATGGGCGAGGTCGTGAGCTCGACTGGGATCCATCTCTACGGGGCCTACGAGGCCGGTGACGGGGCGAACACGACCGGGACCGGCCGGATGGACGAGTTCAACAAGGCCGGGACCCACGACGACAACGGCGCGGCCTACAACCTCTACCTCAACTTCGCGACCGATCGTGCCGACGCGCCCGAGAAGAAGAGCTCGCGCTATGGCTGGCTCAAGTACGCGAAGCCCTCGGCCGGCACCGCCACGATCAGGATGTACAGGGATCAGAACCGCAGCGGGTCGGATACCTTGACCGTGCCGTCGACGGGAGGCGATGCTTACGGGCGGCGGGAGATCAGGGTCCCGCAGGAGGCCCAGTCACCGCGTGACGCGATCGAGTGGCGCTACGAGAGCTCGAGCGGCACGGGCAGGCACCTGATCTGGGGCCTCGAGCTCTACATCGACACTCACCTGATCTGAGGGAGGCGGGCCATGGGGATGTTCGACACCTACGGCGAGTGGCCCGAGTACAAGGCCAACCCCGGCGGATCAGCTGGCCCCGGCGGCGGCGGCCGCGGCGGCTACGGTGGCGGCGGTGGTATCGGTGGTGGTTCTGGCGGCGCCTCGGTCTTCGGTCTCGGCTACACTACCCCGCGACCGCTGGGATGGGGCCAGCCCGCCGGTTGGGGTCGCAAGCGGATGACGGGCCCTCCTCCGATCATCAAGCCCCGGGCCTCCCAGGGTCAGGCGTGGCCGGGCTATCAGCCCCCGCCCCCACCGGCGCTCCCGCAGCCGCAGTACGGTGGCTACATGCCGCCGCCCCAGTTCGGACCGCCCGGGGCCCAGGCCCCCAACGCGTACGACTTCGGCGGCTCGCTCAGGAACACGATGAAGGACTACGGCATGCTCGATCCCACAGGCTCGCCGGCGATGCGCGAGATGCTGCGGGCGAACGCGGAGGCCGACTACTTCAACCAGAACCGCGGTGCCGACCTCGCCTTCAGCGGGAGCGGCCTCGATCCGACCCAGGCCTCGGTCTTGCGGCTCTCGAGCCAGCTCGGTCGCCAGGGGGACATGTCGCAGGGCCTCATGAAGGCCAACACCGACAGCGCGCTCATGAACCAGCAGCGGCTCGACCAGATGTACCAGCAGTATGCGAACTGGGCCTACGGGTACAACCTCAAGCCGAAGGAACTGATCTATCGCTAGGAGGGCGAGATGTCGTGGTGGTCGAAGCTCTCGCCCTGGGCGAAGACCCTTCTGATCGTCGGAGGCGGCGCGGCCGTCGCCGCGACCGGCGGGGCTGCCCTGGGAGCACTCGCTGGCGGCGGTGGTGCCGCCGCAGCGCCGGCGGCCGGTGCGGGGGCCGGTGCTGCCGGTGCTGCCGGTGCTGCTGGAGCTGGCGTGGCTGGAGCTGGTGCCACGGCGGCTACGGCGGCCGAGGCTGTGCCCTGGTGGCTCGGGCCGACGGCCCAGAGCGCCTACAAGCAGGTCGGCGGCCAGCTCACGAGCCAGCTCGCGGCCCGCGGGCTCAACCCGCCCCCGCCCGCCCTCAAGCCGCGGTCCTACCTGCCACCTCCGGCCATGAACCCCACGATCGCGCAGCTGCTCTACGCTGACCAGCAGGGGGGCATGTGACGGCTCCGGCCATGATCGATCCGCGCGACCCGACGTCGCCGTTCTACGGCTACGACGTCCCCTGGGACCCGCTCAACTCGCCCATGGTCCCGACCCAGGCGCCGCCCCCCGTGATCGGCGGCGGTGGGCCGGCGGCTGGCCCGGCCACGATCACGGGGGGCGGCGATGTCCCGCCGCCGGTCTACCACCAGCCCCAACTCCTCGGGCCCGCGCCCGAGAACCCACTGGTCGCTGCCCTCATGGGTGCGGCCGGCTCGATCCCGTTCATCCAGCCCCGACCCCACGCCCACCGCGGCGAGGCCTTCCTCGCCTACGCGGCCCCGATCCTGGGCCACGGCGCGGCCAGCGCCTACGACGCGCGTCGCGCGAACCTGAACGAGCAGCGCAACCAACAGAACCAGATCGCGACGAAGGGGGCTGACCGCCAGTTCGAGCTCGACAAGATGAAGTACGGCGAGGACCTTCGGGTCAACGCGGCCGACCGGAACAAGGTCACGGTGGCGGGCCCCGACGGCCTGCCGACCAAGATCGACGCGAACATCTGGGCCAGCATCAAGGCCCGGCCCGGCGCCGGCCCGACCGTGAACGTGCGCGGGCCCGACGGGAAGATGGTGCCCGTGAGCGCCAACGCCTGGTACAGCGTCTCGAATCGCGCGAACCCGAAGCCGCCCAAGTTCGACGCCCTGAGCGAGGCTGACCGGGCCGCGATGTCGACCGCCGACGCTGCCTACAAGCAGGCCGTGAAGGACGCGACCTTCCGGGCCTACCAGAACAAGACGATCACGCCGGCCGACTTCCAGGCCACGGTGATGTCCGGGGTCGTGCCCCCGGTCGTCTACCAGGACATGGCCGTGGTGGCGGCCCACAGCTCGGTCGTCCAGACCCTGAAGCACACGCTCTCGAGGGCCCTGATCCGGGCCGAGGCGAGCGGGGACCCGAGTGCCATCGACGAGGTCGCGAGCCTGGTCGTGCCCGGAGACCCCGCGAGCTCGCTCGCGCTCTCGCAGCTCATCCTCGAGGCCCCCGCGAGCCTCTTCCCCCAGGTGGCCGCCCTCCTTGAGGCGAGGCCCGAGCTGAACAACGATCCCCAGATCGGCCAGGCGGCACGCATGCGCCACTCGGCCGCAGTCGGGACCTCGGGGGCCGCTGAGGTGAGCGGCCGGTCCGCGACCCCGGCCCGCTGATGTCGTCGGCCACCCCCGCCGCGGGCCCCTCGCCGCTCGATCTCCTCCGGGACCTGATCAAGCGCAAGACCGCGGCCGCACCCCCGAAGCCCGCGATCGCGACCCGCGAGGCCACGAGGTTCTCGCCCTGGTTCCAGGGCGGGGACTACTCGCCCGACGTCGTGCCCTTCCTCGAGGACCGCCCGGCCGAGCCGGGGCAGATCCTGCCGAACGCGCTGAAGCAGATGGGCATGATCGGCCCCAGCACCGCGGCCCTCGCTGGCGCCACCCTCCGCTACGCGGGCGACGTGATCCCGACCGCGGTCGAGGGCATGAAGCGGCTCGCGGTCGGGGATCAGACCGGGCTCGGCGAGTCGGTCGCGCAACTGCGCCGGCCGATCGACGCGGCCGCGGAGATGGTGGGCCAGCAGGCGAAGCAGTTCGCGTCCGACCCCGCCGGCTACGCGATGTCGAACCCGCTCGATGCGGTGGCTGGAGTCGGCCTCGCCGGCGACATCGCGGCACGGCCGGCCTCGGCCCTCCTGCGCGAGGCCGCGGACCGGACGACGGGCGGGATCAGCACCGCGGCCAGGACCAGCGCCGAGCTCGCGACGCGCATCGGCCAGGAGGGGCTCTACCGCGCTGCGGGGAAGAGCGCGCTCGAGAGCCTCGAGTCCGCGGTCCCCTTCGTGAAGGACGCGATGGACTCAAGGCGTGCGACTGCGGCCGGCCGAGCGGCCGCGCAGGGACCGCGGACCGATGCCTACTCCTGGAGGAACAACCGGATCCGCGAGCTCATGCGCGGTCCGCTCTCGGGCCTCGACGACGTCGAACACGAGCAGGCGATCCGCATCATGACCGGGCTCCAGGACCTGCCGCCGGACGCGAGCCCCGCGCTCAAGAACGCGGTCGACTACCTCTACGGCTGGGGCGATCAGCGCACGACCGACCTGATCCAGAAGCGACTGCTGTCGCCCGAGGACGCGTTCATGCGCGCCTACCAGCCGATGCGGATCGAGCGCTTCGCGAACGAGCTCGAGCGGGTCTCGCAGGGCGGCCCACTCGCGCCCGATGCCGCCGGCGAGGCCGTGGGCCAGTGGCTCGGGACCGACGAGGGCGCGGCCTGGCGGGCGCAGGCCGACCAGACCATGCACCAGCGGCCGCTCGAGCGCCCGGAGTTCGTGGACGCGGCCCAGGGTGTGGAGGAGATGCTCCAGCAGGCGAGGTCTGAGGCCCCGCTCTCGAGCAAGAGCGTGGCCGACCGCCGCGTGGGCCAGTCGATCACGCGGACCCGGCCATTCAACCTGATGCGCTCCGAGTGGGATGCACTCCCCCCGGGTCTCCAGCGCCGGCGCGCGAAGCGCTACGGGGTCCCGAAGGGGAGCGCTGATCCCTACGCCTGGATCATCGAGCACGAGCTCAGGAAGGGGACCGAGCTCCCGGCCGAGGTCCTGCGCCAGAACGAGACCTGGACCAGGATGGCGGCCCAGGGGGGCCTGAAGGCGATCCTGACCCAGACCGACCAGCTCGCGGCCCAGCTCCAGCAGATGGGTCGCAGGGCCCCGGTCTACTACCCCTACCTCGACGACCCGCGCTATCAGGACTGGCTCGCGGCCCCGAGTACGCGCCGCTACAAGCCGGGGGTGCTCAAGCACTCGGTGGGCTCGCGCTACGCGACCGGAGACTACGTCAAGGACGTGCGGCTCGCGGTGCTCCACGCCGACTGGCAGATCAAGAAGTACGGCCAGGCCGAGGAGACGATTAAGCGCGTCTTGAGCGATCCCGCGATCGGGGCGAGGGTCTACAAGCCCGGCGAGAAGCTCCCCTCGAACATGACCACGTTCTCGCCCGACGGCTTCCTCCTGATCTACCGCCACAAGCTGAGCTTCGGCAAGAAGGTCGTCGACATGCTCGAGGAGCTCCGGAAGACCCGCCTCGATGACGGGGTCTACGACGACGCCATGGCGGCCGCGATCAGGGACCAGCTCGACTCGGGGAAGCTCGATGCAACCGTGGCCGGGATCGCGCGGGCGAAGCAGTACGTCGTCCCGCGGGCCGCGATCCGCGGGCTCCAGGAGACCTACCCCGACTTCGGGGTGGCGGGCCGGATCTACGACCACGGCACTGGCTGGTGGAAGCGCGTGGTGCTCGCCCGTCCGGCCTTCGTGCTCAACAACGCGGTCGGCAACACCGTGTTCGTCACCCTCCAAGGTGCGGCCCCCAAGCACTGGCTGCGGGCGGCGCAGATGCGGTGGCGGGCGAAGATCTCCGAGGTCGCACCCGACCTCGCGAGCGAGGGGCTCACGGCCCAGGAGCAGCAGCTGACCCATCTCGGGCAGGCCCAGGACGAGGCCGCGGGGAAGCTCATGAGCTGGCTCGAGACCCGGCCGGTCTTCAAGCAGATCGGCTCGCTTCAGGACCGGCTCTTCGCTTGGAACTCCGAGGTCGAGGCCTACTGGCGCCGGGTCTCGTTCCTCAAGGCCGCGGACCGCGTGGCCGACAAGGGCCGCTTCGTCGGGGCCGGCAACCGGATGATCCGCGCGATCGACAAGCTCGACGACCTCGATGCCCTGGGTCCCGATCACATCGAGGCCGCGCTCAGCGAGGTCAAGTTCTTCATGAACGACTACCAGCACATCCCGATCTGGGAGCGGACCTGGCTTAGGCGCCTGCTGCCCTTCGGGTCGTTCACGAAGCACGCGCTGCGGCTCGTGACCCGGCTCCCGCTCGAGTACCCGGGCCGGGCCCTGATCCTGAACGAGCTCACGCACCTGGGCTCGGAGCTGGTCGCGGACGACAACGCGAAGCTCCCCGACCGCTACCGCAACCGGGGCCTGGTCGACACCGGGATCGAGTTCGATCTCACGACCGCGGCCGGCCCCCGCCACGTCCGTCTCTGGTGGCGGACCGCCGGGATGAATCCCCTGAACGTCGGGTCGACCTTCAACATGGACGAGCGCTCGAGCTGGACCGGGCAGCCCGAGGACCTGGTGCGCGGGATGGCCGGGGGCCTGAACCCGGTCCTCAAGTGGGGGGTCGGGGCCCTCACGCCTGGGCGCGATCCGGCGACCGGGATGCCCTACCAGGAGATGCACACGATCGAGGACAGCGGCCACTACTACCGGCTCGCGAGCGAGACCCCGATCGAGCAGTGGCGCGGCCGCGTGGTGCGCGAGCTGCCCGGGGGTCTCGTCGAGGTCACGCCGCCGGGGCCCTCGCTCGCCGAGCAGCTGGCGAATGTCCCTCCCGTCCAGGCCCTCAGGGGTGTTATCAATCCGAACGCGCGCGAGTCGGCGCACCCGCTCTCCCTCGAGGGGCGCGAGGTCCTGACTTCGCCGATCGTGAAGACCTGGTGGACCGAGCTCGCGCGGCACCTGGCGCCCGGGAGCCCGGTCCTGATCGACACGCAGGCGGTGCAGCTGCTGCGGCCCGACATGACGCCGGCGCTGCTGAACCGGATCCTGAAGAAGCGATACCTCGAGGACCAGAAGTACTAGGGGAGGCCCCATGAAGAGACTGTTCACGGCGCTCGCGCTCCTGCTCGCGCTCTCAGGCGTTGCGGCGGCCCAGACGACCGTCCTCTCGAAGTTCGTGGGGACGATCACGAGCCCCGCGATCAACGACACGATCACGGCCCAGGACGCGCTCACGGCGGCGCAGCAGGGCTCGCCAGCGTTCATGCGGTTCACGGCCGAGTCGACCGTCGTCTTCACGATGTCGAACTTCACGAAGGCGGTCTTCTACGGACTCCTGACGCCGCCCTCGGTCTCCGACAGCACGAGCAAGGTCAGGCTCGCGATCGCGCTCAAGTGCTGGCCGGTCGCGACCGACAGCACCAAGGCGGTCCCCGACTCGCTCAGCAGCGCGATCACGCCCGTGGCCGGGAGCGCCGGCTTCACGCAGGCCGCCGAGCCGCCGCCCGGCAGCGGGCCCGGCCTCTGGCCCGGGGAGATCTTGGTCACGGTCGATCCTTGGCGAGGGCTGAGCGCGGCCGCGGCCCAGGGAGCGCCGTCGAATCGCTTCTTCGGGATCCGTGGATTCCAGGTCGACTTCGCCCGCGAGTACGGCGTGACCGAGTGCCACTGCACCCGGGCCCAGGCCCGGGTGCGGGTCCTCAACTACATCTCGACCGACGTCACGAAGAAGATCCGCCTGCGTGGCTGGGTCGGGCTCTACCGCTAGGAGGCTCCCGATGCGTGACTTCCTGACCCGCGCGCGTGGCGTGATGATCCCGATCGCGCTGCTGGTGCTCACCACGCTCAACGTGGCGCAGCTGTTCGACCGCCCCAAGCCCGCGGACGCGAACTTCTCCGACTCCGTCCTGTTCGACCACCGCGAGTACTACGAGATTCACGTTTGGGAGATGTTCACGAGTTTCAACTCCACCCTCAACCAGATGACGTCCTATCCGTCTGTCGCCTACCGAGCTGGCGGGATGACGTGTGACGGCGGAGGCAACACCGGGTGGGGCATCAACAACGACGCGAACACCGTGGGCTTCGCCTGGCCCACCGATACGACCGGATGGCATCCCGGCGCTGGCAAAACCATATGGGTTGGCGAGGTCCAGCAAAGTGACGGCACGGCGCTGGGCGACCCGTTCGCGGCCACCGGCACTACGGAGGACGCAGCGAGCACCGTCCAGACCCTTGTTGGCACTTGGAGCCGCCTAAACATCTTGGAGTGCATCATCGCATTTGACTATGTGAGCAGCAGCCCTGGCGGCACGGGCATGACGACCGCGCCCAGCGCCAACACCAAAGCCGGATTCGGGCTCGGCTTTGCCAGCGTGACCAACATCTCGGCAACCACGGCCAATCTGTGCATCCTCTACGCCGATAACTTCCAAGGGACGCCCCGCTGGAGCGCCTACCTGAATGGTACTGGCGCGAGTTGCCCACCGGTCGTGCTAACGGGGGTAGACCCGCCCGTAGCCAACCGAATGTTCCGTTGTCGCATCGTGTACAACCCGATCGCCAAGTACGCAGCGTTCTGCATCAACGGAATCGAGGGGGCACGGATCACCAACGCAAGCTACTTCCCGGCCGCGGGCGGCGGCGGTACCGGCCTCTCGTGCTTCGCGCAATCGGGCAGCAACGCCGGTGCGTCGATCAACGCGGCGTTTTGGTACCCGACCCACCGCGTCTACTACAGGGCGCCATGACGAACAACGAGATCGTCCAGGATCTGCTGCAGCGCGAGGGCGGCTACACGGCGGGCGATCCAGAGACCGGGGATCCCCCGACCAACTTCGGGATCACGCAGAAAACCTACGACGAGTGGCGGGCCGAGGCCGGCTGGGCCAGCCGGGATGTGAAGGATCTCGACCAGGAGGAGGCCTGCCAGATCTATGAACACTGGTACATCTTCAGGCCCGGTTTCGCTGACGTCGCCGACGACTACCTCCGCTGGCTCCTCGTCGACTCAGGGGTCAACAACGGCCGCGAGCGCACGATCCGCTGGCTCCAGGCCATCCTCGGGACCGCTGTTGACGGCGTCATCGGGCCACTCACCTTGGCCCGGCTCCGCTCGACCCCGGCGGCGACCGTCTACTACCGCCTCTGCGAGACGCGGATGATCGCCTACGCGGATCTCGTGGCCCAGAAGCACGCGCTGGTGAAGTACGTCGCGGGCTGGATCCGTCGCGTCGGCTTCTTCGTCGGTGGGAGGCCCGCGTGATCCCGGGCGAGATCTGGAAGGAGTGGCGGGAGGCAATCGTGTCTATCGCCGCTCTCATGGCCCTCGTCGTCTCGGCGTGGGGGGCCCTCTCTCCGATCTCTCCCTGGCGCATGCGGTCCGAGATCATCGCGGCCGAGGAGCGCAGGATCGAGGCCGACACGTCGCTCGCGCGCGTGATTCGCACCGTGGTCGCCGCCCAGACCAGGCAGAACACCGTGACTGAGAACGTTGTCCTGATGTTGGTCGGCGACCCCGACGAACGGGCGGCGGCTCGGATGCAGCTGCGCCGGATGCGGACCGTCAGCGGGCCGCTTTCCCCTTACTAACCCAGCTCCCCGCGCCATGACGGCCGGGGGTTCAAGGAGGTAGCGGATGTTCTTCCTCACGCTGTTCGCCGCGCTGTTCGCCGTCCTGCTCGCGGCCGCCACGGCCGCGGACACGGTGGCCGTGACCAGGGTCGTTCACGATTTCCTCAGCACCGTCATGCCCGGGATCCCGGACGGCTTCGTCCAGTGGCTCTCAGCGTTGGTGCTGGGCTCGCCGGTGCTCGTCATGGTGTTCACGACCGAGTGGGTCGGGATGATCCTTCTGCGCCTGAGCCCGGCGCTCGCGGCCCTGCTCGCCCCCCACTGGGCGCGCTGGAAGCCCTTCATCCTGCCGATCCTTGCGGCACTGTTCGCCAGCGGCCTCTTCCACAACCCGGTCGTGGGTCTCGGTGCCGGCGTGCTGTGGACCGGGCTCAACTCCCTGATCACGGGCTGGGGCGGAAAGTCCACGCCCGCGGGGCTGCTCAAGGCCAAGGGTGCAGCACTGCTCGTCACCTCAATGCTTGCGTTCTCGCTCGCGCAGCCGGCGGGCGCGGCCGAGGTCGAGCACTACGGTGCCCTCTCGTTCCAGCGCATCTCGCTCTCGCCAGGCGTGGGCTACCGCTGGGAGAAGAACCCGGGGACCGAGCGCGCGGTGCCGTACTGGGATCTCAAGGTCGGCTACACCGTGCCCTACCTGTTCCCGGACCACATCAAGATCGATGGCCGCTACGGGCACAACGTCGGCTCAACCGATTCCAACCAGAGCTTCGCTGAGGCGCGGCTCGCGCTGGTGTTCTGAAGCAGCGTCACACCCCCAACGAGCAGGAGGACAGCATGGCGTCCACGAAGAAGAAGGCGACCGCGAAGAAGGCCGCGGTGAAGAAGGCCGCGGTCGTGAAGGTCACGAAGGCCGCAGTGGCTGCGGAGCCGCCCGGGCTCCCGACCGGGAAGTGGACCGGGATCCTCGAGGAGCTGGGCGGGGACCCGAGTCGGATCGCGGCCGCGGTCGAGCGCTCGAAGGCCATCACGGCCCTCAAGCCCGATGGCGACCACAGCGCCCAGCGTGATGCGCTCGCGCGCGAGATCGACCAGGTCCTCTCGACGGTGGATCTCGGCCACCTGAAGAACGGCCTGCTCGAGGAACTCCTCGCGTGAAGAAGAACTGGATCGCGGGAGCGATCAAGAAACCCGGGGCCCTGAAGAAGAGCCTCGGGGTCCCGGCCGGGAAGACCATCCCGCCGAAGAAGCTCGCCCAGGCCGCGAGGTCCAGCAGCCCCACGACCCGCCGCAGGGCCAACCTCGCGAGGACGCTGAGGGGGTTCTCAAGAGGGGGTTGAACTCGCCCACGTCGAGGGTGGAGTAACGACGCCGTCCAGTCACCTGGGCGGCGTCGTCCTTGAGTAGCGCCGCCGGTAGCCCTTGAACGTCCGGGGCGAGAGCGCTGAGGCGGTCCCGTCCTCGTGCCTCACCACGATCCGATCCCAGCCGATCGCCACGATCTCGAAGGGACGCCCGCGGCCGCAGTGCTGCTTGTCGCGCGAGACCCACCACTCCCCGACCTTGACCGGGGAGGCGAAGCCGGCGCGGCCGAGGCCGAGGCGCGCGAGGCGGCGGGCGACGGCCCGCCGATTCGCTTCCTCGGCCCCGAAGGATCCGAGCTCCTCCCCGTCTACTCCGGGCTCGAGGTGGCGGACGGTGCAGCCTTGGCCGCGACTTCTTGTTCGAGGCACGCAAGCCCCTCCCTGAGCTTCGCCAGGTCCATGGTCTCGAGCTCCTTCGTGCTGACGGTCCCGAGGGTCCGCTTCATCGCCGAGAGCCGCCCGGCCTTCTCGCCGGCCTTCTGGCCCGGGTGAAGGATCACGAGCGAGCCCTCGATCTTCTCGAGCAGGACCTGGCGCTCGCGCCGACCCGCGGCATCGCCGCTCGAGCGGAAGAGGTCGGCGTCGTTGCCCATCACCCGCGGGGTCTCAGGCTTGGGGCTGTCGAGCAGGAACTCGACCACGGGTGCGAAGTCCGAGTAGCTCGGGTTCACGAACACCTTCCCGTCGATCAGGGTTGAGCGGTCCTTCAAGATCGTGGCCTGGCGCCAGGTCTTCAGGCCCGCGGCGCTGAGCTCCTGCATCCGCTCCATGAGCACCACGAGGTCGGGCTCGAAGGCGGTCTCGGTCTCGGTCCGCATCTTGATGCCGGACTTCCTGACCTCGGTCTTCATCTCGCCGTCCTTCTCGACCTCGTGCTCGGAATACTCCCAGCCGGCGCGCCCAGTGAACACGCAGTGGCAGCGGAGCTGGACGAAGGGATCGGCGAAGCCCTCCTTCCACTTCGGCTTCAGGATCCCCCAGTCCCAGACCTCGATGAACTTGCGGTTCCCCTTGTAGGCCTGGATGAAGTTCTCCCAGATGTGGGAGATCGAATCGATCAGGAGCACTGAGGCGTGGCCCTCGTCGCAGGCCCGCATCACCTCGACCAGGTCGACCAGGGCCCGCGACCGCTTGACCATGACCGGGATTCCGGCCTTCTTGAACAGCGGCTTGAGGAACTTCGAGCTCTGCTCGGTGTCGAAGATCACGACCGGGCGGTCGCGCTTCTCGCGGGCGTGGAGCCCGGCCGCGATCAGGGCCGAGGTGAAGCTCTTCCCGCTGCCGGCCATCCCCGTGATCCCGGTCTTCAGGAACGGCGTCGTGTTCTCGAGCGGCTCGAACAGTGCTGCGAACTTCTCGTCCATCGCATCCCTCCCCAATGTGAAGAGGGACCCGGCTACTGCGCCGAGTCCCTCGACCACTTCTTCACCAGCTCGATCTCAGCCTCGATCATCTCCGCGAGCCGCGGGTCGACGACGCCGGGGCCCACCAGCTCCATGGCGTGGGCGTGGCGGTAGACCAGCAGCCGCTCGAGGCGGGCGGACTCGTCCTCGGGTCCTGGCTTTCTGCGACCTGGCTTCCCCATCGATGAATCCCTCACGGCCGAGACGATACGCCAGCGCGACCTCCTTGCGCGACAGAGATAGCGCGTTGGCGATCCGGAGCTCGACCGCGGGCAGGAGCGGGTAGCGCCCGTGCTCGAGCCGCGAGACGTACTCCGGGGTCACGCCGATACGGCGCGCGAGCTCCTTCCCGCTGACGCCGCACTCGAGCCTGAGCCTGGCGGCCGGCGAGCCCTGTCTTCCCTGGGTGGTGGTCATGTTTTCGCGGCCTCCACCGCATTGAGGGCGTCAGCGATGCGCTTGGCCTCCTCCTCGTTCACCGTGTAGCAGACCGCAGCACCCGGACCCCCGTGCTCACCGGCGGGGCCCTGGTGGATGACCGCCCAGCGCCAGTGCTCAAAGTTGGAGCCGGTGTCGTAGACCTCGTAGCGCGTCCGACGCAGTTCGCGCACGGCCCGGACGAGAGCGCAGAGCACGCACTGGGTCCGGTGCGGCGCCCCGTCGTGGTGGTCCGGGATCAGCTTCTCGATCACCCGCTCCGCGGCCTCGAGCAGGGCCTCCTGCCACTGCTCCCTCTGCTTCCTCTGATCCACTGCCATGGTGTCCCTCCGGGTTCAAGCGGGGTCCGGGGACCGGGTGCGCCGCGCGAGGCGGGCGACCCAGTGCCCCGGCCTGGCCCCGCGACTAGCCCACGACCTCGACCGCCTCGGGCAGCGCTGCGCTGTCACCGAAGACGCGGTTGAAGAGGCCCGTGAGCCCGATCGTGGACGTGATGACGCTGTTGAGCGAGCGGTCCTTCGCCGCCTCCGTGAACGCGTTGTAGAGGCTCCAGGCCGTCCGGGGCTCGAAGTCCGCATGGCTCGGCTCGTGCCACTCCTTGAGCACGGTCCTGATGTGGCGCTCGGGCACCACGCCGGCCCGCAGGGCCTCGCAGACCACGTCGTGGGCCACGAGGTTCCCAACCTCCGCGGCCTTGAACCGGTCGGTCTGGGCCACGATCCGATCCTTCCAGCTGATCACGCCCTGGAGGAGCGCGTTGATCAGGTCCGGGAGCCGGTTGTCGATGTCACGGACGTGGCGCTCGCGCAGCCGAACGTCGCCCGAGAACGCGAGGTTGTCGCACACGAACACCCGCTGGCCCGCGACCGCATTGAGCGCGATCGAGCGGTCGTAGCTGTTCCTCAGGCCCACCGCGATCCCCCAGTCGGGCTGACCGGCCCCGTTCCTGACGTCGATCACGCCGAAGAACTTGTTGCCCCCGGCCCCGAGCCCGAAGCGCTCCTTCACGACCTCGAGCCCGAAGGCTGGCAGGGTGCGCCGGACCTGATCGATCACGAACCGGTGGGAGACCGGCGTGTAGGTCGCGGTCCGCTCCGGCTCCTGAACCTCACACACGTCCTCGTAGCTCGCGGCGACGCCGCCCTTGTGCAGCACCAGATTCGAAGTCATCTGCCCCTCCTCGTTGATGACGCCGCGCCCCGGCGCCCTGGGTCCTGCCCCTTGATCGTTCTGTAGATCCACACCGGCGCGAGGACGACAACCGCGACGTCCACGAGCCGCACCAACACCTCGAGGATCGTGATCATCAGTCCTCCGGATCCTCGACCAGCTCCTTCAACCCCTGCAGCATCCCGACCACCTCGCGGATCTGGTGCTCGAGCGCCCGCGAGGCGGCCAGGAGTCCCCCGTACGCGGCGGTGGCCTCCGGGGTCCCCGGGGGCCCGGTCACCAGGGCGTACTTCTCGCGGGCCGCCGCTTCCTTGACCGCGAGCTCCGCGACCTTCCGGACGTCGGCATCGAAGTCCGGGACCGGGTTCGTGAGCTCGCCCAGCTTCACCGCTGCCACGACGCCCCCCTCTCGAGGATCTGCCACGGCTCGACGTCGCAGGCCACTGGCTCAAGGGTCGCGTGGAGCGCTTCCCAGACCGGGAAGAGCGGCCGGCGGTCGGCCGCGAAGAGGACCTCGCGGCCCTCTTCGTCGGTCCCCCGCGCGGTCGCGACGGTCGAGCCATCGACGAACAGGACTGCGGTCACGTTGACGATCACGACGTCACCTCGTCGCGCAGCGCGATCGCGCGGTTGAGCTCGACGTCGAACCGGTAGTTGACCGGGTCGCTCGAGGGCCGCGCCTCGAAACTGGTCGGCACGAACCAGCGCGACAGGAGCTCGCGGCCGTAGCCTTCCGCCTCTGCCTTGGTCGCGAACCTGAGCGCGTTGGTCGCGCCAGCAGGAGTGTCCGGCGTGATGACGAAGCAGGCCCAGCTCGTCGGCGTGCCACGCGCACGCCACGCGACCGCGGCCTTGGAGTCCGAGTACTTGAGGTAGCGCACGAGCCAGTCCTGGGCCTCGACCACGATCAGGAGACCGAGGTTGATCGGCGCGCTCGAGACCGCGTCCGGCACCGTCGGCACCCCACGGAGGTTCGGGCTCTTCCAAGCGGGCTGGAGGTTCTCGTCGAAGATCACCCGCGCGGTGTCGAAGTTGAAGAGGCTCCCGAGCCGGCGGGTGTCAGAAGAGAAGTGGCGAGCGAAGGTGTCGTGGACGCAGTTGCGAGAGACCGAGACCTTCCAGCCCACGATCGGCTGGCGGTCGTTCAGCGTGTTCCGGCGGGTCCGGTAGTTGGCGGTCACGACTGCACCGCCTTCCACGACGGGACGCCCGTCGCGGCTTCGTTCGCACGACGACGCGGCGCGAGCCACAGCCCCAGAAGTTTCGCGTAGCGCTGGACCCGGACGTTCGACTTGGGGCGCGCGTTCGCGTGGACATGCGCGCGGTTGAGGACCTCAGTGAGGCGGCGGCGGTTCATCGTGCCCTCCCTTGTTTGACTGCCCCTGTTCGACTACACCCAGGAGTATGTATCGGCAGGCCTCTTGACGTCAAGTACTCTTTCTTGCAGGACCCTGACCCCTTGGTCTAGGGTGACCCTGCCGCCCGTTGAAGCACAGGGGCCGTGGGCGGTGTTCAGGAACCGGACGAGGGCAGGGCTCACATGGACGAGGGCACCATGCAGAGCAGTGAGTCGGTGGGCGCGCGGCGCTGTTCGGATCGTTCTGCCCTTCCTTGGCGACCGCTCGGCCGGCCCCGGCCCTCGGGCGCAAGCGGCCCACCGACCTTGAGTGCCCC